TGTTTCTTACTCTTAGCCACACCCCTGGCAACAAAGCCGTTATTGATGTAGATGTCGATATAGAAGAGACCTTCGTGGTGGGCGGCGACACGATACTCGGGGAGTGGCCAATTTTGAATTTGGCAATGACGCATTAATTTATCCTTGAAGTTATCATCCACCATGATAGAATTCATATCCACAAATGCGGGGTCTTGAAAAATTCTGAGTACGAATTCCTTAGCGTGGAGAAGACCAATATCCATATAGATAGCACCGATGAGGGCTTCAAAGACATCTTCTAAAATCTTGGGATTCTCATTCCAGTTATTCCTCATTCCCTTTTCATCCATGATGACGAGTTCATCGAGTTTAAGAACACTCGCAATCTTCGCGAGCGTTTCACCACGTACAAGCTTTGTACGAGCTTTGGTGAGGAACCCTTCTTGGCGACTTTCGTATCTATCAAACAAAAACTTAGTGATGACAAACCCGAGGACCGAGTCACCAATAAATTCGAGTGTTTCAAAAGACTCCGTAAATTGTTCATACTCTTTGAGAGCAGATTTATGCGTAAAAGCTCTTTGGTACAAATCAAGGTTTTTGATCTTTGTACCAACAAGTTGTTCGGCCCTTTCTTTAGTAAGGAAAGTCACCATGTTTTATTATGTTATGTGTTTATTTTTTAAGCCTCCTTCTTGATGTAGTGAGGAGAGAGGTACTTCTGGAGGTTAAGGTAGGTAACCACAACGTCAGCGGGGGGTGCGAGGAGGTCGCGGAGTGTGTCGTCGAGGACGATTTGGCGACCGTTCTCGGGGTGTTTGAGACCCTTTTCGGTGATGTACTTGTTAATGAACTTGGTCACTTCCGAGCGGGAGATGAGTTCTTCGACGGGAAGCTGGAGGAACGCACGCAACTTAGGTGTCACATCTTGCTTACGGTTGAAGCCGTTGTTGGCAGCGCGCGCCTTAGCCTTCTCACCATCGGGATCTTCCTGAGTATTCTTAACCTTACGCACAAGTTTAGTGAGGTTCTTAATGTCGTTGCGGAGGGCGGCAATTTCGGTTTGGATGGTTTCGAGAGACATTATATCTTTCTTACCGACTTACTCTTTAAGTTCCTGAAGTAGTATATTGTCGCCATGGTAACAAATAGCCATATATAAAAGACAAACTTTGTGTTGTTTATGTTTATAAAATCCGGTCTGTCTATGAATCTAAATGGCTGCCTAGACCCATCATCAGGGCATCCACCCGCACAACAATCGGTTGGGCATGGTACTACATTTGGTCCTTTTCGTACACCACAGAATTGTTCCCTTTCACCTGTATATGAAAAGCATCTACATTCCTCGATAACGTTGCACACCATATTATTATGTCAAGATATAATAATGGATGACAAGATTTATTCAAAAGGTGCGATTGAAAAATTTACGACTGAAAATCTATTCTTCAAGGATGCCAAACTGAAAAAATACTATGATCGAAACGTACAGAGGGACTTTGGTAAGTTTCGTGATCGAGTCAAAAGTGCGCACACAACTAAAGATTTTGAAAAGATCATGTACGTATTTGTCACGGACTCCATTCGTGACATTATACTGGATACGATAGGAGAACTCACCCAATTTTTGAGTTCTTCAGGTGATCTCATCGTGAGTGGCGGGGAAGCATTCAATTTGTACGTAGAGTTCAACGATCGTATCATCACGAGTGATATTGATGCGAAGTTTGTACCCAGGATTCCGATGAATGATAAGTATTTTGGCAAGCTTCAAGCGGTCAAACTCACATTGTGGAATAAACTGGGGGAACTCGCCAAACGTCTCAATTTACGCATCAAAAAGAGACTTCTGTCTATGCAAAAGACACACCCCAAGCTGTTCAAGTTTTTGGGTATTGGTTTTAAACAGAGTGGTCCTTTCGTTACACGGAGATATTCATTGATTAAGAAAAAGAAAATAGCGGCGAATAACCGACCCAGTAAAGGTGACATCTTCATTGATGTAGAGCTGTTTGCCCTCGATCTAAACATTCGTTTTTTCTCACCAAAGACCGGAAAGATTGAGGATTTAAACATGGGCGGTATTCTCGATATTCCTTTTATGCGCCCACAAGAATTCGGGTACGAGGTCGCATTGACCAAGAAACGAGGTATCACGTATCGCAGTGTTGATACTGGGAAGTTAGTCAATAATAAACGCATTCTCGTTGCGAGCAAGGAGTTCTTGATCGAAGACATTTTTCTCATGCACAAACTCCGTCTCCGTCCGGAAAAGGCGGAAAAGGATCGTCAGAGACTTATCAGGTTGTCACAATTGTTCGATAAGCGTATCAAGGCATCGGATTCGATGGAGGACGCGTTTAAGAAAATAATACCCAAAATCAAATCGAAAAAGCGGGTAACACTGAAACCCGTCAATGTATCTGTCAGTAAGGCTGCGAAAATTGATCCATATAAGTACAAGAATTTCACGACGAAACCGTCAGATGAGCGTCTTTCTAAGCAGATCGTTCATGGTCTCAAGCCAGTCGTGAAGAATACCAAAGTAAATGGATACATTACATCTTCAGGAAACCAGCGTTTCAATGTGAAAAACCTCAGGTGGAAGGATGTCACTAACACAGCATACGTAAAAAATGAATACGCATTGCGCCCAGTAAACGCCAAACCACTCCCCAAGGGTATGAATACCAGCAAGACCCTTTATGGGTATAACCCCAGGAGAAACAAATGGGTACCCAAAACATTACTTAACAGGGCAGCAGAAATACCATTTGTTGGGTTAAAGAAATGAACCCTGATACATGTATAATGATCTACACTACCCCCACTAAAGGCGATGATGGTCTCTACTTTGTGAAGGCTCTCAATGATGAGAAGCGTAAATGCTTTGTCCAACTCAACAAGGTTAAGATTACTGATGTTTCAGGCGAAGTCACTATGAACATTGATTCGGATGCGAATACCCAGAAGATTGATGGTATCGATACCCAGAACCTTGACGCCGCCCTCGAGAATTGCGAGACATGGTTCGGTAAGAAGTTATCTGAAACTGTAATCAAAGGTGCTTACACTTCTAATCTCGATGCTGGTGCGATGACGTGTGATCGCCTCGAAGGTGTCACCAAAGTATATACCGCACAGCAGGAGATCACCGACTTTGAAATGATCCAACCCGAAAAACTATGCGATGTCATTCTTGAATTCGCGGGTTTATGGTTTGCGAAGAAGGCATTCGGTCCCACTTGGAATGTTGTCCAGGTCAGAGTCCATGAGGATCCTATCATCGATGTTTACCCAGACGAGTATGCCTTTGTCGACGAGAATGACCAATAAAAAAATTGTTGTTAATATATAAAAGATAATGAAGGGTCGTAAACAGAACATCCTCATGTTGGTCGCCGTCGCCGCTTTGATCTTCCTCCTCTTTTCCATGAAAAACAAATCAGGGTACGCCATCGTTGAACGTCAGTATGCGTCTTTCGGTATGGCACCTTCAATGGGTCCCTCCGCGGGTCCCTCCGCGGGTCAGTCTGATACCATCTGTGGTGGTATGAAGAAGGGTACCGGTCTCGCGTCGTCCCTCCTCCCCCGTGAGGTCGCGTCAGCCGAGGACTTTGGTCAGTTTGCCCCAGAAGATATCCTCTCGGGTCAGAATTTCCTCGAGCCCCGTAAGCAGATCGGCTTCCCCGAAACTGTTGGTGGTGCCCTCCGTAACGCCAACCAGCAGATTCGCAAGGATCCCCCTAACCCCAAAGACCCTTTCGTGTGGAACAACTCCACCATTGTCCCCGACCTCATGCAGCGCGGTCTCTGCGCTTAAAGAGTATACTCTTATAGTAAATAATGACATCTGTTGCACCTGATCTCTCCGAGAATGTATCTAAACTGGTAGAGCTCACGAAACAACTCGCCGAGGCGAAATCTGACATCAAAATCCTCAGTCAGGAAGAGAAACGTCTCAAGGAAAACGTAAAAAAACACATGATGGATCAGGGTATCGATACCATCAATCTCAGGAAAGGTAAAATTAGCATCCGTAAATCCGTCAGGAAATCCGGTATGAGTAAGGATGCTATCAAAGCTGGACTCATGACATTTTTCGGTGGAGACGAAACAAAGGTCGAAGGAGCCCTAAATGCCATCAAAGATGAACTTAAAACCAAAGAATCTACATCTATTTCATTAACAGGTATAAAAGAAACACCCGAGAAAGAAGATAAGTAAAGCATAATGGTTTGGAGCCAATACGTATATGAAGCCTCAAATGGATTTGATCCCGATATCAGTGATGATGACGGGATCGATGACGATCACACTCCTCTGAATATCGAAGACTGGGAAGTCGAATACTCAGACGAACTATGGCACATGTGGAATACTATGCGAACACTCTTGTATGATGCCCAAATTGAACACTCAGGGGAATTCTGTGACTTTGTCGAATTTTGCTACGTGGAGCATGACCATTCTAACGAACGGGACGAAGATACAGAATGGTACGATGAACACCTGTCCCATATATGGAAGAATGTCAGGCGAATCATACATAACAATCATCTCCATGGGGAAATGATGCGAGGTGCCACATTCTATCACTTTACATGTTTCATGAAAAAATATATACATCTATATTAAATGTTTCCCGATATCACGTCCCAGAAAGTCGCTATCCCCGCTGCCCTTTTTCTCGCGCTCAGCCCCGGTGTTCTCGTGACCACCGCCGGCAAAAACGTCAAGTTCGCGAACGGCAAAACCAACCAGATGGCTATTTTTTTCCACGCACTCGTGTTCTTCCTTGTGTTCAGTCTCGTCGCCAAGGCCATGGGTCTCGTGCTCACCAAGACCGACCTGCTCGTCACTACCGCACTCTTCCTGGCCCTCAGCCCCGGTCTCCTTCTCACGTTGCCCCCGGGCTCGGGTGGTGTGTTCCGTTCCGGTCAGACCAGCCTCCCCGCGGTATTGACCCACGCGATCGTCTTCGCGGTGGTTTTCGCGCTTTTGCGTCGCCAATTTCCTCAGTTCTACTAAGTAAGAAGATGAAGTATCTCGTACTTGGTCCGGCATCTATGGGAATATTCTCACTCATTGGAGCACTAAAAGCTCGTGAATCTTCACTCGCGGACGTGAAGGAAATATCCGGATCTTCAGCGGGTGCGATTTTAGCGTTATTTTTGGCGGTCGGTATGTCGATGGATGAAATTTTGGATACATCACTCTCATTAAATATCCCCAATTTTGTTAAAATACGCTTGGGCTCATTTTTTAACAAATTTGGTTTTGTTGATATGGGTCCAATTCGTAAAAAGTTGGTGGATATATGTAACGGAGATCCAACGTTCGCAGAATTGGAGACTAAAATATACATATCAGCTTATTGTCTAAACAGTGCGGAAACTGTTTATTTTTCCCGTGATACACACCCAAACATGAAGGTCATAGATGCTGTGTGTATGAGTATGGCTGTACCATTCATATTCGCGTGTGGGACACATGATGGTAAAACGTACATCGATGGTGGTACAAAAGAAGATTACCCTCTAGTTCCATTTCTTGGTAAAAAATCACACGAAGTTACGTGTATTAAGATTATCATGGACAAAATGTACCAGGAAAATATAGATACTCCCAAACAATTCATAGATTCACTCGTTCGTTCAGCTCTTACAAATAGGGAGACGTATACGACACCCATAGAAATCGTAGAAATTAATGTAAGAGATACGAATGTATTTGATTTCAATATGGAATACGAAGAAAAGTTAAAATTGTACACTATTGGATATTCGACATAACACTTTTTTTATCAGTTTACTATATATGATTGAGGTTTGCGATCCCGACGTAGATCTCGATGTCCTAAAAAAACTCATTAAGATGAATACAGGACACACTATTAAATTGACAAAAGAACAAATATGTCAAGTCTATGACGATATCAAGGCGGGAAAGTTACCCCTCCCCCCATTGATTATGAGTTCTAATAAGACTTACCTCGTAGATAAGAAATCCCCATTGAAACCCGTCGATTACGACATTCTATTCAATTCCTCGTCGAAACGTGATGAAATTAAACGGGTTGCCCGTAAAGTTGGGATCAAACAGATGGAGCAGATGACGAAGAGTCAAATGATTGATTCTATCGGTAAGCGTCTCAGATACATGAAAGTTCATGAACCCGTGAAGATTGGGA